CGGATGAATCTTCGCGTTCAGCAGGTCCAGCTTTTCCTGCCTGACCGTCGATGCTTTCTTAATCTCACTCGGCTTTCCACCGTCAGCTTGCGCCTTCAATGAACCAATACGTGGGTCGGGGAGATCTTCTGCCAGATTGAAAGGCTTTATGGTTCTAGGTATACTGATGGTGTTTATAAAGGCCCCCGAGCGAACTCGGCACCACCAGGTTGCACCCGCACTGTCTCAGTCGTAATCGATGTCAACCATGTGGTTAACGGCGTTGTTGACCCAACTTGATTGAATCATTCGCCTCTTCCCCATGGTTGACAGGACCATTTCTAGTCCCTTGAATGTATTCCTTGAGAGTCCGTACCTCCCTCGCAGGAAATTGTATGTCTCCGCAGTAGCTTCACAAGCTACACTAGAGAATATTGGTTTGTACCCAAATTCCTGTTTGAAAGCCAGAGACTCTTCGTATTTTCTGTCGAAGTTCCCCAATGCTTCTTCATGAGCTGAGACATAAGCTCTCAGCACAGGTACGTGCCTGCACGAAGCTTTAAAAGCCTTGGCAACGGCAAGCAAGTACGGCTGCCAACAGGGTCTTGGTTCACATGACCACCCCAGCCTAGAAATTAGACGCCCAATCAGTGGGGCAAACTTGTGTTTGCCACCGGCTATAGGATATGGTAGCATGTTTAAAAACACTGCTTTAGTTAATGGGACGCCAACTTGTAGTTTAGGTATTAGGCCTAGGGCAGTTAGTATATCTCCAAGCCCTGCTAGTCGGACTCTGTCCGATGTGAGCATGAGATTATCGTCACCCAATCCCGCTAATGCCAATTCTTCCTTTAGATCCACGCTAGGGTTTAGTTTGTGCACAGCAAAGGTGTGGACCAGTAATTGGATTATAGAGTTGGACATGCAGGTATCAGCCGCGCCAGAGCGCATAGTAGCCCGTATTTTCGCGGCAACGCCATGCCTGGTGAAGAGTGTTGGGTTCACCTGTAGTTTCCTGTAAAGCAATGGCCAGCCTGATAGAGAGAAGTATTTTGAACACAGGCTGATGATTAACTGATGAGCCTTTGAATGAAAGGTAGTATCGTAATACGAGAAATCATCAGTTGATATGATCTTCTTAGATGCATATTCTTCATCAAACCACGCCGACAGGGTGTCACAGTTGTCACCAGCGACGAACCTAATTGACCCCGTTTCACTGCCTTTCCAACCTTTTAGTAGGGTGTGTAGATGATCTTGCAGTTGGCTGTAATAGTAAGCCGTAGCAATTTTTGTGTGGTCATCAAATGGTTGGATCAAGCGCGGAATATGGTCAACATAACCATTTTCGTCGACGTTTTTTATTTTCTCCCGTTTGCCAAACGCGCCGACCGACACCTTTTTCTTGGGTAGGCCGGCGACGTTGTCTAATGTACGATCCGCGAACTCTTGGGCTGCGCGTTCGTGGCGCTTCCTCACGCCTTTTGGGTAACGTTTGTTCCACTCTGGGAACCAATCCATGAAAGCCCTAAGCTCGAATTTGTCGTGTTGTGTTTCTTTAAGGATTGTTTGAATAGTGCGGTCTGCATATTTAGCGAACTCGTCCCACAGAATATTGTCTACGCGCGGGGTTGCAGCCGCAGCCCTCCTCACGACAGACATATAATCGTTCTTCCAACTAGACGAGTCCACTCCTTGGGGTCTACCCGCAACCAAAAGGCCTATAGGATAAAGGCCTTTCGTGGCGTGGTCATGTTTCTCGAGGACTCTGGGCCTGCATTCGAACACCTTCGTGCCTGGTTTAACATAACAAGGACCGGCGTAAGGTACCTTCTTTCCGCAAGCTACACAGTATCCTCCCTGACTCACCCACGTAAGGGAACCGCACTTGGAACAGGTGGATTTGGATAACACAGCTTCGACTGGGGTATTCACAGCCGGAACGGTGTAGGATTGTCCCTTAAGGTTCTTATGCCACAAATGGCCATACGGGTAGTAACCTGGTCGCCTAAACCTGACGGCGACAGGTAGCAGTAGTAACCCCAAGATTTGCCCCCCCAGGTCGGGGTTGGTCTGAGGGGGGGCTAGAAACACGACGGTCCGTAGCCCCGCGCCAGGGCTGCGGCCGCTGCTTCTTTGGGATTTGTCTTTGGTTGGCAAAGTTTAGCTATCTCCCATGAGTTGAGGAGACGTCTGGTTGTGGCGATTGGGTCTTTCGAGAGGTTCTCGTTGTTGATTCTCGATGCAAGACCCGCTGCCGCAGTGTCTTCACCAGGGGCCCCAAAGGCTAGCAACGCCTTATTGGTAGCCACTTTTGATTTAGGGATCAAGTCCCAAGTGGCCTCCCCAGACAACCCCACGGGTTCAAATTCACTCACGTATGCTGGGAACGGGCATACTCTTATCACTGACGAGTCAAGCGCCATCTTAAGAGCCTTTTCTAGGATATCCTTGAACCGCCAACACAAATACCGCGGTCTGATGTAAAGCTTAGATTGGCCTTTCAGGCTTGTCCCAGACACAATCGTTATTTCGTCTGGGCCCGACCTCAACTCGAAGGTTTCGTTGCCCTGGACAGTGTATGATCCGGGGGAGCCAGCATAGGGAGGGATAACTGTCCAGTCCCTGCGCCCAACTGCATCTTCCCAAAAATTTAAAAGCACGCCGTCAGTCAGGGTTTCGTTGGACTTGACAGCCTTCTCCCCAGGACTAACCAAAAACTCGTCGACTATGACCGCTGTCTTTGGAACCGGTATCTCCAGGTTCTTCATCGCACCTGAGCCCTCGCCAAAATTAGCGACATAATTGCCCTTATCGTTGACCTCCATGAATTTGGTCAATTTATATTCTGAATCTACAAGGGCTTGTCGCTCTACTTTTCTCTTCTGCGGCCGACACGAATCACGTGTCCTCACGACATGGTATATTATCTTGATCTGTCCGACCCTCGTGCCGTACTCGTTTCTAAGTTTCCCAGCAAAGTACGAGTATGAACAGTGTATGAGCTCACAGAGAGTGTAGACAACGGGACAGGTCATCACCTCGATTGTGACGGATTCAAACCTTGGCAGCATGTGTATACTGGTGAGACCTATGCCAAAGGAAAGGAGGATCAGGGAAGCCGCCTCTGAATATTTGCTTCTTAATATCCTCAATAGCGTCGTCGCTCGAAGACCTACATCCGTGTGGAACACAGTGTCAACCGCTTTAAAGTCCTCGCGGTTTATTTTAATATGCAGGTTCTTCCCGACTACTTGCTCACATTTTTCGAGGTGTTTTCCGTCGTCTACAAAGAAAGGGGACATAGCTTGCTGGAGACTGTCATAGTCTTCGTTATAGAGACAGAACTCTTTGGTTTCTCTAGCAGTGTCTTCTGCCCACTTGGTCATGACCTTTGATATTCTTTCGAAATCCTCAGAGGGCACCTTTGCCTTATTGGTCATGTCTTCAAAGGACATCTCGTCGTCCCCTGAAGTCTCATAAACACCATTCTCTCTGTCCGCCAATGTAGTGCCTTGGAGTGTTATTAGGACACCACCTGATAGATTTAAGACATCGACCGTCCCATCACAATGGTGCCGGAAACGAATGGCCTCGTTGGCCATAGCAGCGCCAATCTTGTTCACGACCCATCGTTTTTGTTCAGTTGGGCGAATCTTGAACGTTGTGCGAAAGTTGAATAACCTACTGAAAACCCCCTGCATACACTTGGGGGTTAGAACGCACATTAGCCGCTGTTTTCTTGCCGTTTGGAATAAACTATCACGGACCTGTCTCTCCCAGAATTGCTTTATGTCGCCGGGAGTATCGACTGGGGTTTCCAAACATTCACCCCCCCCAAGTACAGTAGCCAGGGCTAGAGTCGTTATTGCCTCTGGCTCTTTAACCCCTTGTAGTATGCTTGATCTATCGGGGCCGGGTTGAGTATCTACGCTCACCCTTTCGTCCATTTCTCCCAGGGGCTCCAACTGTTCGCACGAAGTGCCTTCACTGGTTGAGAAGTTTTCTGAAGTATCTAAAGGTAGGTTCTGATAAAATCTCCACCAACCGGAGTCTTTCAGTTTGGCGAAATCAACAAAGACATTTCCTGCCCCTTTAACCATGACGAAGCCGTCATGTTGGCACCACAGGTGTGAGTCCCTCGATCGAATACGAGGGTAAAAGTACATGTCGGGCCCGGTGAACCCCACTGACTCACACATCATGCATCCGCCTTCGGTACCATTCGTAGCAATAAAGTCTAGAAATTTGGTTCTTTCTTGAATTAACTCTTTCTTACTGCCATTAATCCTTCTACAATAGTCCCTGAAGGCGGTGGTCTCCTGATGGTTTTTTGCGTCTGGAAGATAACAGCCCGGAGGTTTTGTTTTAGACAATCTTATTGGGGTAATTTTCTTGTCTGTAACCTCTGAACTGGTTGCTTCCTCATCGGATTGCATTGTAGCCACCCCATCTTTGATGGTCCACTTTGGGGTGGGAGGGAGCTGGACTGTTAAAACTCTTGCAACTTTGGGCGTCTCCAGTTCCACAGCTAGTGGTCCAGAATTCTCGGTGGATGTCGTCGCAGTGACGATCGTGTTGACGCTTTCAAAAGTTGCTGGTTGCGGTATCAATGTAGGTGAGCTACCGCACTCGTCGTCCTGTTCGTCTGAACCATTTTTAGGACGAGTTAACAAAGGGATCTTCCCAGACGACACCTGCTTCTCAGTATAGGTGGGTCCCTTGTATGGGACACTAACCCATTTTTTGCTGACGTACTTCGGCGGCTTACTTGTCTGTTTCAATTCGCTCTTGTCACTAGAGCTCGCGGACCCCTCCATTTGCTTGTATGATCTGGGTCCCGGATTCTTAGCTTCGCCGATTCTCGCTCCATTCAAAAAATTGAAGTCTCTATGCATGGTTGTGTCTAGAAAAACAGTTCCATTTATCCACATTGGGTATTGGTCTGTATAGTAACCATCCTCCACTGCCGTCAGCTTATGGAATCTACTATTATAGATATTTGAAATGAAATACAATGGGGCTTTTGTGGGTAAATATAGCACTGTAATCCAATGTTTCCCTTCAAAATCTTTCAGAACACCTACAGTTGTCGTGATATGTGTTGGTATTTGACAAAGGCCATCATCCCTACACTCAATATCATAACTAAACCTCTGTGGTCCTACATATTCATTTGGGTCCTCTGTGTATCCCGATTCTTCTCCCGTATAGTATGTGAAGTCCACTTTAAACCCCAGACCAACACTAACGTATTGTTTGTTGTTGTACCATTCCACCAACTTCTCCTTTATTATCTGCCCTTCCCCTGGGCTCAACGCCAATGGATCTCTAGAAGTGCACAAATTCAAAATAGCTAATTCCTTTATTCTCTCACTAACTACGCTATCAAAATTGCTCAACACTTCGAATATATTCCGCTTGGTAATTATCAGCTTCTGGTGGATTGGACCATATGGTAAGTTCAAACGAATATCCACAACACCCATATAATCTAATATCACGGGTGTTCTCTCGCTTCCTGATATCCAATTCATATCATCGGTTCCCGTCCACTCACCATGATGTCCGTTTAATTGCAGGTTCAGATGGTGTGTTCGATGGCTGTTGCGTACAAGCTTGGCGTCACTCGTTCGGTACGAGGATGAACCCTTCCGGGCGCAGAAGCTGCCCAGGTTGAGTAAAGGAGTGAAATTCGGAGTGGGTCCCCCCATAACACCTGACCACCTGGGTACGCGCATGGGCGTGCGCTCCCCGAGTGATGCAGATGCAGTGGAGTTCCCCCGGACTTGAGGGTCCGTACCTAGGTTTAATGAAGCAGCTGAGTTTGTGGCCATATTCATAGTGTGAACTCAGCAAAGGCAGAAGGCCTTGACCACAGTAGCACCGGGACTCCCCTGTGAGCCCGACGCCGAACGGGAATGTGGTTTGGGAGGTGCACGCGTGATTCTAAGTATTATTGTGAAGTGTCGTGCGTAGATCAAGCCCGAGTGGTGATTCACGGCACCACGCAGGCCACGACAAGCCCGAAACGACGGCGGGAACGCCTTGCCCAAGGCCAAGGAGTACCGTCCCCACGGTGTCGGCCCAGTCAACGGGAAAAACCCCCTTCGAGGTCCGGCCGCCCCTGCAAGTTATTTTGCGTCTTGAGGCTGGCCTGCTCAATGAGGTGTGATTCGCGAATTTCCGGAACAATCTACTTTAAGACGCACTCGGCGCCCGAGACCTCTTGGTCAATCCCAGAGATGGGACTGGTTTAAGCGTTCACGGGCAAGCCCGCTATGGCAAAGGGTCGCATCCC